GTGTTACTGTGCTTGCCATTGTTGTTGTGCTTTTCTTTAAATAGCAAATGGTTCAGATTGTGCCAAAACGCAGAAAGGTGCAGCAGAAACGCCACACCTTCCTAACACAGAGAGAGAAAAGAAAATTTCTTAGTTGCTGATTGTTGCAATCATATCGTCAACAGTTCCGCTTGTTGGTGTTAACTTCAAGGACATTGCAGGTTCCATTCCAGAGAATGTCAACGTGTATCCTTGCAGATCACCAAATGCAGTTCCTGTTGCTGCTGTTCCGGCAGTTATTTCAAGACCATTTGACCTTCCAACAACAAACGTGTTTGGCGTTTCGTCATTGGTTGTGTACATAATCACAACACGATTCTGCGCCAACAGCTTGATTTCGTCACGTGTCGCAGTTGCCAATTTTGGAAGGACAACAGTCACTTCTGGTGCCATATAAACAGTGCCATTCTGAATGGATGCCGTGATTGTCTCTGTCACCGCTGATGTTTCCTTCAGTTGCTCATACGATTGGAAAACCAAAGATGCAGTTGCAAAAGCTGTGATGTCTCCACCGCTGACTGTTTCACCTAATGATTCGTAATCAGCCAATGTTGCAATGTACAATTTGGAAATTCCACCTACACTGTCTCTACATGGCAGCGCAAAATTTGATGTTAACGGGCAGCTCATTTGCTAATTGTTTTTTTAGTGATGGTGATGGCATTTCTGCCACCACCTTTGAATCAATTCAATGCAGATTAAACTGCTACTTTACCAACCTGATCTGGAAAGGCCACCTGTGTTCCCATGATGAACTCACAGGCAACACGGATGGTTCTGTTATCCTTGCTGTACCATACTTCAAGACCTGCATCTGATGTGTCAGTATCAAGATCAAGACCAAGAACAAGGTTGTTCAATGATGCACCATAAACGCCATTCAATCCGGTCAATCCGTTCACACCGATAACTTCAATGTTGGTTCCTGGATAAACAAGTCTGAATGGATCGAAGTCAGATGCATAGTTCGCAAGCTGTCCACCTGTTGAAGTCAATCCGCTTCCATCAAGGATTCCTGCTGCAAGTAGTCTGAATTTGTCAAGGCCAACGAAGATTTTGAAATCTGGCTGTGCTGCTGCTGCTGATGGAGTCAATGCATATACACGCTGAACTGCTTCAACCATTTCCGCAACAGTCAATGGTGAAGATAGTGTTGAACCGTTGTAAGCTGCCACGTTGCAATCTGTGAACGATGCAGCATTCTGAAGTATACCATCGAACATGTCCAAGTTCGTTCCAGAAGAACCTGCTCCATCACCTTGCCAGATGATTTTTTCAATCTCGTCTTGGATTTTCTCAACAAGGTAATTGCTGAACACTTCTTCAAATGGCATTGAATCTTGAATTGCTCCAGGTGCCAATTGAGTAGAAAGGTAGTAGTTCTCCAATTTCTTTGGGCAGAACTCCATGTTGATTTTCACGTGCTTTGCATCAATTGTCTGCTGTGTGAATGTCACATCACCATCAGCAGCAAATGAACAAGTTGCACCTGCTTGTGCCATGTTCACATCAACATCCATCAAATTCACAGTTGTTGGTCCTTTCACACCCAACTGCTTTCTCATTAGTTCAGCAGTTCTTCCACCTGCCAATGCCTTGGTCAGCAATGGGAATTGCTGCTCGTTTACGAATGGGCTTAATGCCGTTACATCAAATGCCATGATTTTTGTTTTTTATGGTTTTAATTTCTTGTTTACTTCTTCAATGCTTTTCTCATCTTCTCCACGATGTCAGCATCAGATGTTGCTTTCGCGAATGGATTGTTGACCTTCTTGGTTGGTTCAACAGATGGTTTTGCCGCCATCTTTTCCACGATGTCTGTGATCATTCCAATGGCTTTTTCCATTTCATCGAATCTGGAATTGATGCCTTCAACTACTTCAGCAGATGCAAAATTGTGTGCGGCAACAATATCAGCAGCAATGGCCGCCATCTTAACATCAACATCAACATCTTCTTCTTCAGTTGACTCTTCTGATGCCATTTCTTCCTTCTCTTTTTCATCTTCTTCTGCTTCAACTTCTTCTTCTTCAGCTTCTGGTGCCATCACTTCAACAATGACTGCACCTTCTGTTCTGATGATTGTGCCATCTTCAAGTTCGTGATCACCATCTGGTGCGTCAATTTCATTGGCTGCTTCATCAATTACTTTGACAGATGCACCAACTTCAACAGCAGGTTCAACTCGTACAATGGTGCCATCAACTAATTTGGCATCCAGGAATGCAGCTTCAACTGCTGCTTCTTCTGTTGTTTCAACTGTCTCTGTTGTGTCATCTGATCCGAATAACACCTTCTTGATTTCTGGCAACTTATCGCCAACTAATTCTGAAATGTTCATAGCTGTGCTTTTTTGTTAAATAGAAAAAGAATTGATGTGTGCCACTTACTTCTGAATGGCATCAATAACTGCATCAATCACTTCCTGGTCCATTGTCATTTCCTTGTCTTCTCTGAAGATGCCTTCAACTGAAAAACCTTTCAAAGTATAGCCATCATCTTCCTTGATTTTCTGCCAGACAGCATCATTCTCCACACGCATACTTCCGAACCAACTGCCTTGCGGAACATCTTGAAATCCTTCCGGCACACCTTTGACATCATCCACAATCCAAGATTCGAAGATGAACACACCATCCACAGGTGTTTCATGCATCTCATTTACAGCCTTCGTCAATCCATTCTTCATGAACTTGTAGACGATTTTGCGAATGGTTTCTGCTGTGAATACAACATACCATTCTTTATCGGACCATCTTCTGTAAATTGGAAGCGATGCGATCATGAAAGGACCGGTTATGATACGTTTTTCTTCATCTTTCACTCTGAACTTGTATGGTTCCTTCACTTTGCTGAAAGCCATAAAGTCACGTTCAATGGCAGGTTCATCCACTAAGCTGACGAAATCCACGCCACTTTCATCATCATCATCGATGGTCAAATAGACCAAGGGAATCTTTTTGTCTTTTTCCATTGTTATCCGGTTAATCCAAATGTTGCTTGGTTTTGTATCTGTTGAATATTTTCTTGACTGCCAGACAGTTGTGATTCCACAACGAATGCCTGCACAGGTGCCAACTGTGCTGCTTCTGCATTAGTTATTTCAGTTGTGCTTGTCGTAACAGGTGCAACAGATGGTGCTGATGGTGCTGATGCAGATACTGTTCCTGCACTTGGTCCAGGTGCTGTGTTCAATATCTGTGTTGCCTGTACCATTGCTCCAACAACTGCACCAACCATAGATGCAATGTACGCCACTTGCAGGAATGGTGCAGCAGGTCCACCTGATGAAGCTGCCTGTGTTGCACCTGCAATTGCTGTTGATATTGCCACAGCCGTGTTGATTGCTAATTCTGCAACTGCAAATGCTTTGGCTGCTGCAACACCTTCTTCACCTTGCTGCTCCAAGAATCCTGCAATCTGACCTAATGCATTGGCTGTTGCCTGTGCCGCCTGTATTTGTCCGTTCTTCCGAATGTCAGCTTCCTTCTGTGTAATCGTTGACAACTTCTTCTGATAGGCCTGTTCCAAACGAATCATTTCTTCATGATTCTCAATCTGTTCAGCAGTCATCTCGGCATTGGTGTACTTCAGATATTCACGCATTGCATCAAGATGTTCTTGATATTCATCTGCTGCTGCGCTTAATTCTGCACCGATTCCGGCATACCAAGGATTCTCAATGAATATCATGTATTCACGTGCATTGGTGAGGCCTTCAGACCTTTCTTCTGACAATGCCTGTTCTTCTGCTCGCAATGCTGCCGCATTGGTTTTCTGTTCAGAGTAGATGCCATTGATTCTTTCCAGAACATCAGCCTGTTCTGCCTGTGCATCAATCAAGGCTGCTTGTGCAGGAATGGATTCTCTGTTCATTGCCAATTCTGCTTCACGCAGACTGATACGCAATGCAGAAATCTTCAATTCTCCACGTGTCTGTGCTTCCAATATTTCAGCAATGGCGTCATTGGCTTTCATTCGTGTTTCAATATCCAATTCGATATTGTCACGAATCTGTCGTTGAATTTCTGCTTGGTTCTGCATTTCCAACATGAACTTCCTTTGCTGCGCTTCAGCCAATTGCAGTTCATTCCGCATCTTCACAATGCTGTCAGCCTGTGCCAATGCGCCATCTGCACCATGCAACAATGCATTTCCAAAGTCTCTGAACTTCTGGATGATCTCATCCATGTTCATGTCCTTGATGCCTTGCAATCCATCAACCAAATCCTGCACAGCACCTGCAACATTGCCAAAGATAACTTCCAATGTCACCATTGCCTTGCTTAATCCATCGGTAATTCTTTGGTTGCTTCGAAGTAGGTCTGCAAGTTTTTCAAAAATCAGAAGAACAACAGACAGCTTGCCAATCATCTTGATGGCATTGCCAACTGATCCGCCAAACTTCTTGACACCTTTGGACGCACCTTCCGCACCTTTTTCAGCAGATTTGAATCCGCCTTCCATTTTCTTCTTCAGGTCATCAGTTGTGGCCTTCAGTTCTTCCATCTGCTGCTTCAGATCATCAATCTCAGCAGTAGCATCTTTGGTTTTTACGTCAACTTCAACAGCTATCTTTGTGGCCATTACGCAGGTATTAATCTATAGTGAACGTAAACGGTTATGTCAGAATCACCTGCTGTTGGATTGCCGGAATCAACTTTGACCAATAGGTCGGCATTTGCAAGTAGTTGCGTAGATGTCGCAAGAGCCGGCGTTGATTTGTCCATACAAATAATGTTACTTACAGATGAATTAATACGAGCCTGTGCTTGCACAGATGTTGATGCGCCCGAAGTAATCAGTTGCAAGTCTATGTTCGTTGCATACGGTGTTGTGTTGAAATCTACCTTTCTACTTGCAGATACAACTTCAATTGCATAGCCAGGAACAGCAGACACAATGGTCAATGGTGTGCTGTTCAATGTCAGCACATCTGCTGATGCAATGGTCAGTTCAGCACTTCCACCGATACAAAAAACGCCACCATCTCCACGTGACCAAACTACATTGTCAGCTTGGTTGATGAATAGTTCGCCTTTATAAATGTCAGTTGCTGTCCACGCAGGTGATGGTTGTGTGTGATCATCTGATGGTGCCACAGTTGGAACAGTTCCGGAAACTGTGGACCTTTTAATCTTTATTCTTGAATCTTGTGTTGCCATTCGTTAGTTTATGTTTTGGCCGCCATCTATCGTATAAATAGATGAATCGCCATATTGTATCTGCACTTCATCTTCCATTCCATCCAAAACGTAGATGGTGCCACCTGCATCTGTTGCTCTGATTTCATCTTCGCCACCTTCAATGATGTAGCCATTCATCTGTTCTTCTCCATTGATGATGGTAACATTGGACCTGCTGACCTTGGCACCATCTGTGCCGATGATTCGGACATTGTGCAATCCTGCACCAACTTCGTTTCTGTCACCAATGATGGTGATGTTGCTGCTTCCTTCACCAACTTTGTTGTCACTACCTTGGACCAAAAATGTTGTTGTGCTGTCACCGACACGGTTGCGCTTTCCGGACACCTTGCCGCCATTGAATTGTGGAAACACATTGCCACTTCTCTGGACCTTCTTCACAACAGGTGCATTGACCTTCGCCAATCCATCTGCCACCTTCTTCGGTTGACCAACTTGGAATGTGTCCACTTCCAATGGTTCCTTCACAATGACCTTGAACAGCTCCACTTTGGTCAACTGTTCCTTGAATGGATTGTAATCTTTGATCTCATTGATGCGCCAATAGCTGTTGTCAATTTGAATCTGCTCACGGAAATCAAGATTCATAATGTCCAAAGGTTCCAGATAGAACATTGCTGTCATCAGCTTACTGTCCTTATTGGTGATTTCAATCACGTGATTCCGATGGAATACATTGAACAGATTGGCATTGGTGTACAGAAGATTGCCTGTGTATGCATTGCCAGAATAGAACAATTGCTTTGGAATGCCAAAGTTGATATCCTGCTGTGGAATGATGCCACCTGTTCCTGGATGTGTCAAATGACCTGCATACGGATAACTTGATTGTGCCACATCAATGGTGACGAATCCATTTTGTGTTGCTTGCCGATATCTGAAGATCCAATCTGGATTTGATGGAATCAATCCACCAAAGTACAGCAGTCTTATGTTGTGTTCAGTTTCGGCCACACCATCTTCAAGGTCTTCATTGTATATCTTGCCAATGATTCTGTTGCTTGGATTGTCATTGACCATTGGTGTTGCGCTGAAGACAACTTCCATTTCATTGGTACCAAGTTGGAAGTCATTGTCAACTTCTGCCTTTGCTCTACCATACACGTGACCAAAGCTGTCATTATATCGCTTGTTGTATAAGTCATCATCTTCTGCGTAGGTGTACAGGAATTCATTTCCTGTCAGAAGACCCAAAGGCTGCAATGTCACATCCTTGTCACGTGCCATCTTATGCGTCCAATCCTTGACCTTTCCGGACGCATAGAACGTGTCACGTGTTTCAATCAATAGATTCCGTTCATCATTCGGATCAATGGTGACGTATAGGTTGAACATCTGAATGATTGACAGCAGCAAGTCCTTCATTTCAACTTCTGGCACAAAGCTATTCATTGGAATCAACTGACCTTCCACGATGCCAAGGTCACCAGATGTCACTTCAATGGTTGATGTGTTGTTCAATGTCAGTTCACATTGGTCGAATAGGAACAACGCCACGTTCGGTTCCATCCACATTTCCATGTACAACCTGTCACCAATTTCCATAAAGATATTTTCGGAAAATGTGCTAACCAATGTTGTTGCTGTTGCGCCAATGGTTGATGATGCAGGTATATCAATGGTTACGATGAATGACTGCTCAAGCTGAACAGCACCATTCACACGTTGAACGTACACATTCAAGACGGCATTGAATTGTCCGGTCACAACAGGATTGCTTCCAGATGGTGCGCTGACGCGCTCAACTGTAAATGATGGCACAGATGTCACGTTGAACCATCCATCAGATGGTGCTTCGTAGTAATCACCTGCGTCATTCCACAGGTCGAATGGATCAATATTGCTGTCGAAGTCCAACAGCACATTCTGATTGAATCCAGGATTTGGATAGTTAGGCGCAAATGCTGTTCGCAATGGCTGACCAGGTGAAATGGCCGTTGCTGTCCTTGCAGCAACTTCTGATTCACTCAGTTGGAATCCTTCATTGGTCCACGGAATAATAAGTCTTTGAAAGAATGCCGATGACAGGAATGTGGATGTGTAACTGAAGTCTGCAAAGCTGAAGATTCGGTCAACGATATCGTGCAGGAATACAGCAGGCCGAAAGTCATTCACACGATAGATGCGCTCTGTCGTTTGCAGATACGATGGTTCATTCACGCCATAGTCAAGCATTGGATAAACATAGCCATCTGTGTTTGACCAACTGTTGACGATTTCGCTATAATTATAATCGTGATCAAGGTCTGAAAAGTCAATCAATGGATTGCCATTGTCATCAAGACCATTCAGTTCTGCGTCTCCCAATTCATTGAAGATGTTGGCCATCTTGCCGATGAATATGATTTCATAGATCAATTGGTCCTTCTTCGCAGTTATCTGTCGCAACTGCAAGGTGCCATCCATCACTTCAATGCCATCTGTTATGATTCGCGCATTCGCTCTCTTATTCGGATTGAAATTTGCTTCAATGTTAGCAGCAGAAGAATTGTAAGCATTGCTGATGTTTACGTCATAGATTTGTCCGAAGATGGCATCATTCCGCTGTGTTCCTGGACATTGGATTGTCTTGGAATATTCTGTCTTACGCTCATCCGGATGCCGAATGTCAGCAATCGCATAATTGAACGAAAAGTCAAATTGAAAAATGTCAATTGGTCGGCCTTCAACCAACACCTGCACATCAGCCACGTTGTCTTCTGTTAGTTAGTGAATAGTTCAATTCGAATGTGTACTGCATCAACTTATCATTCAATGATGTCTTCTTCTGGATGCTGTTGCCTGTGATGTTCATGGCAATCAATTCATTGTTCACTTCTCTGTACACAACAGGTGATGTGAACAGGTCATTCATCCATGTGCTTTCAGCTTCGGTTAAATAATCTGTGTTCACGGTCAACTTCTCGGTCATCTGAACATCATAGTCTGTCTGGCCACGTGATGCTTTCGTGTAATCATACACGAATCCTGTGAATGTGTGATGCTGCTGATGATACGATTCACGCTTCACATCTGTCTTGTTCATTGATTTCAGATTGAAGTTAAATGAATCTATGCCACCAAGTCTGTTCAACCAATGCAGACGCACAGGTTCATACTTCGAACATTGTTGGTCCAGGTTGAATGTCACAGCTTCTGATTCCTGAACATTGGTGCTGTTCAGCAGCATAATGGTGTAACTTTTGGCACCATTCAGAACAGTTGATGGTGTGCTGCCTGTCATCAATGCAGGATCTATGTTTGCAATGTCCTGTGGACCAATGGCAATCCGCCAATATTGTGCATCGTAATTGTTTGAAATTAGATATGGTGATGTCACGAATCCAGAAGACAGCAATGTTCCTGTGCCATCCACATCATCATACGCGTTGATCAGATACTTGTTTGCGCTCAACTTGTCATTCACAATGTAGTACAGCCATGCAGATTGTACAGAATCAATGTTCCGGATGCTTGGCGCATCTGTCAGAAATCGCTTGGTTGTAGATGGTCCGTTGATGATGAAATCATTGTAGTCAAAGTCAACCCAATCAACAAGGTTCCTGACACCATTCCAAACTGACTTCTGCTTGAAGAATGTCAAGTCAACTTGCTCATATCTGTCCGTGTCCGGATTGATGTCTTCTTCCTTTATGAAGATGAAATACTCAAAATGACTATTGCCATTCTGAAAGAATGCTTGATGGTTAGCAGCAGGAATGGACACATCATGTGTCAACTGTGATTGTGTGATTCTGGACACATCGAACCATGCATGATTCTCAAATGGCGCACCTTGGTAAATTCCAACAGATGGATAAACAACCAATGTTGCAACTGGCAAGTCACCTGTCACATACGGATATTTGAGAACATTGATTCTGAACCGCAATGTTGGTGTGTAGTTTGTGCTGCTGATGACATACCTGTTATCATTGTAGGCCAATGAATAGTCAGTTGGTTCTTGGCTTTCGCCATTTGCGTAGACAATTAGTGTTGCCATTATCCTTGTGATTCAATAAATTCCTTAAGCTGTTCCATTGTCAATGCCACATCATCGGCAATGGCTTCTTCAATTTCAGATGGAACTGCTCTGTTGATTGGTTCCGTATACGGATCAATCCAATTCCTTGGTCGCATTCCGTAGTTAGCCAGATTCCTTGAAATGACAAATGCCAATCCGCGGTGCTTGGATTCCGACCATTGTGCTGTGTCTGAATCACCTTTGAATCCACCTATCTTGTCACGTACAGTTGGAATCTTCAGCCAATCATAGATGTCCTTGTAATTGTCAGCGAATGTAAAATTGTTTGGTCGCTTACCTTGTGGCCTTGTTCCTTCGTCCAGGTCCAGACCATAGTCTTCCATCGTAATCTGCATCTGATAGATGCTTCCGAACACTTTGACCTTTGGCTGCTTTGGAAGACTGACAGATGTACCAAGTCTACCTGTGGCAACAAGATTGTTGTCCTTGATAGATTTTCCCAAGGCATTGGTGTATGCCTTCCGGAAACCATTCAATGTATCAACCAATTTGTCAAATGCCATTTTTCAGTCTTGCTTGCTGTTGAATGTTTTGTTGACGATCATGCGCCTGTTTTTCGCGATAGAAAGTAATGACGTTAAATAGTTCTCTGATCCGAAGATTGAAGAAATGGTCCCATTTGCTATGGTCATTGTTTGCCAGATTGTTGACCAGGTCGAGCCATCCAAATCTGGTTTCATACGTTTCAACTGCTTTTCCGCTTCCTTCAGATTCTTCTTGGCCATCAGACCCAAATAAACCTGCATATTCTGAACGTAGTTCTTGTAACTTTCGAAAAAAAAAGCAGTCAACGGATAAACGACATTCATCTTGGCATCCTTCATATCAGCAGCAACTTCGCTGTGCTGCTCTGAATCATAGGTGCCATCCTTCCATCCAAACCAAGTTTTCTTGCTTGGAATACAGAACAAGGCCAGAATGTCGGCCATATTGTCCATCACTTTATCTTGGTCCTTCATCAGATGCATCAATGTGATATATTGGCCACCTGTCAGCTTCTCCACATCACTTTCAATTCTGTATTTCTTACCATTGGCCATCATGTACTTCTGCAACTTTCCTTCAACTGCTGAAGAAAGGAATGCCAATGATTTCATCACATTCGTGTAGGATTTCAGAGACAGTTCTTTGACTGCTGCTTCTGACCATCCAGACATGATGCTGATGATGGCCACGTTCTTTTCATATTCGTGCAGGTCATCGTGCTTCATCACATTCTGCAATGCGGCAAACTGCTCCACAGTTACTTCTGACCAATCGCTTGGAAGTTCAATTTCGTTCATTCTCTTTTCTGATCTGTTCTATTTTTCTGATTGCCCAATTTACACCTTCATCACCGCCCCATGCAAGCCACATCAAACGGCCACATCCTTCGCCAAGTTTGCGCTTGCTGTTCCTTTTGTGTCTGATAAATGCCGCCATTCGTTCAATTGTCTCCACGCTTATTGGTTCACGCTTTGCCAATTGCCTTGCTCTGGCTTTGCCAACAGGTGTGCCACAGCTTTTCCATCCATACTTTTCCGCATACCTTAATGCTTTCTTCGCATTCTCGGACGCAGCCTGTGGATAATCATTGTATGCTTCCTGCATCTTCCATACACGTCCAAGTCTTTCAAGGATGTTCATCTGTTGTCTTTCAATTAAATAGCAAAAAGGTCAATTTGTATCTATAGCGAAACGCAGCAGCAGCAATCTGTCGTAATATGGCATAAATACCCTGTTGCCTGGATTGTTCTGGAGAATCTTGATGTGGCTGTCAATCATCTTTGGCACATTGGTCACAACTTCACACTTGCTGATTCGCACCTGTTCTGGAAAGGTCATAGCCTTCAGTTCCTTTTCAAGTCTGTCCAATGGAATCATTCGTCAGTTTATTGGTTGACAGTTTTGTTGGTTTTGTCAGTCTTCATGCAGACCTGACACACCTTGCCACCATTAATGTAGTCTTTTCGCCATACATGATTGCATTGCTTTTTCATCTGACTGCATAGGTGCCTGTTGACATTGATTTGGACATGATGGAATAACGAGCTGCGTCAATCGCGTGATTGCTATGGTCCACGGGAATGTTCAATGATGCACCTGTCTTGTCTGTCTGCCAGACGTAGCCACGCAGTTCCTTGATCAGATTGGTTGATGATGATGTCACCATCAATGGCACCTGCTGCATCTGGTTGATGCCGTACATTATGCTGTCCTTTCCTTTGACTGCTCCACGGATACGATGGCCGTATCTTCGCAGTTCGTCAATGCTTTTCGGTTCAGAAGAATCTGCAATGATTTCAATGCCCTTGAATCCATCCAGGACATTGCTGATGTCCTTGTTGCTCATTCCTGTTGCATAATGTATTTCATGCATCCACAGCTTGCCATCTGATTGCCTTACTTCAACAATGGCAGTTGCATCATTGGTATATCCCCAATCAAGGCCAATGCATCTCCATCGGTAGTTGTCTGGCAGTTGGTCACATTGATTCCAATTGTCGAACACAACACCTTGCAATGCTCCGATTCTTCCAAGGCCATAGACATTCCACCAATTTTGCCAATAGACTGAATGCTTGGCTTTTTCTTCTGCCTTCTCAATATCCTTTCTGATTGTGTCCGGCAATGCTTCGTTGTCCTTGAATGTCAATATCAAATGTTCAGAATCATCTTCTTGCAGCACTTCGGTGTGCGCCCAAAATTCCATCGTTGGATTGAAGTCAATGAATATCTCGTCTGATGTTCTGATGGCCAATTGATAGTATGATTCAAATGGAATGTTGTTTGCTTCGTTCACGTAAAGAATGTTCCTTCTGGCACCACGTAGCCTTGCTTCCTGGTCTGCGCTGAAGAATTCGATGTAACTGCCATTGGCAAATGTGTATGTAAGTAGTGACCTGTTCCATCTGCTGTCATTGTATCTGCCTGTGATTTGCATCACCTTCAGAAAGTCTTTCATTGCTCCACGCCTAAGATGTGGCACAGATTCGGACACGACAGAAATTTCAAGACCATCAGTTCTGGCTGCTCTGTCAATTAGTACTGGAAGAATGCCGAATGTCTTTCCGGCTGATGTGCCACCTTGGATGACCTTTTTGCGTTTGGTCAGCTTGCGGATCTTGCGGATGGCTGTTGTGTAGACGAAATCATTCATTCATCATCACCGAATAACGGCTGCTCACGATGTGTCACTTCGTGCTTTTCAGTTAGGTTGTTCAGACGTTGTGTGATGCTCGTGTTGTAGATGCCGGTCATGCCACCTTCAATCTGGTCCTGTCGGATGCTCTTACGTATACGCGAACAGATAGTGCAATATTTGTCATAGCTGCCATTTGTATTGGCAAAATAATGCTCAAGACCTTCAATGATGCCTTCATTTGCGACATAGTTCTCAAAGCCTTCCATTGTCAATGGCTTTTGAAGTTCACGATGCACAGTAATTGCTTTCGGACCAATGAAATCCTTCACAGTTATTGGATGGTCCTTAGTGTGTGCAGCATAGTCCAGGAACAGTTGCCACATCTTCTCTGGTGTTTCGATATACTTCTTCTTTGCCATTACTTCTTGAAGTTTCTCAATGCTTCCTGTGGAGTATTACCCACACCTTCCTTGAAGTTTCCTTCATTGTTCCAATACTTGTTAGCATCTTCACGCTTGAATGCATGCCACTTCATTGTGTAGGTGTTGTGTGTGATACACACACCATAGTTTTCGTGATTCTTGTTCTCCTTCATTTCTTCCTTCTTCTCTTTGGCCTTGGCTTTGGCTTATTCTCTTCAGCAAATTTCAACATCACCCTTGCCATTGTCTGTGCAGAATTGCCGCAAGTGAAACACACACGTGCATTTCCGTGTATGGCCTTGTATGTTTCTTCATACTGCTGCACTTCATTCTTGGTCAATCGTCCACTGAACTGTCTGGCTGCCATCATTTCAATCTGTGGCTTCCGTTCGTTTATAAATAGCAAAATTTCAGTTTTGTCCATTAGTTAAAATTTTCACCTTTCAAAATTCGTACAATCCAAATCAATAGCAACAGGATGCAGCAGATTGTCAGCACATCATCCATGTCACATTCCTTTTCTGCCACCTGTATTGGCACCAAGTATGGCCACAGGTTTCGTGAATACCTTCTTCATGACCTTGTCACAGCAGGTGAATGTTGGTTTCTCATTCATTCCATGCACATAGTCTTGGACCATCTTGCACTTTCCTTGGCATTTGTAGGAATAGGTCATGGCATCCAGAAGATTCTAAATCTGTATAAGATTCGTTCGATCAACACAGCCATCAACGCTACCTGGAAAGATGGCCAGACAGCTTCAGTTGTCGCTGCTCCAACAGCCAATCCAATCCAGAATGACAGACACAGCGAACAGTCAA